TAGTAATCATCAGTTTCAAGTACACGCCTGTCAAACTGTTCTCTTGCCTCTATGTAGGACATTTCGCCCCTACCTTTACATAGGTATAATATTTCTCTTGTAAACTTATCTTCGCCTAGTGCTGCTACGTCTGCGTTTAGTCTATCACTAGAACCCCAGTAAGTCTTCCAATCGCTTTCTTTAGTGCCGCGTCTTTTGTTTTTCTTGCCTTTAAGTGGTGGCTTGGTAGTTTTAAATTTTGCTAGTTTCTTGCCTACGTATTTTTGATTTGTAATGGTATTAGTAATAAGATAAACAAACCCTTCGTACTCATCTGGTATTTGGTCAATTGTTTGTCCTTCATAAGTCCATTGCATGAACTTACTTACCGAAGCCTATAGTTAAACAGTGTCTTTCTTGATTTTTCTAGTGTTAGTATGTTTTTCGTGAATTTCTTCCATACGTGCCTTTGCTAATTCTCTAATTTCTCTAAGACATTTTCTTACATATCTATGTGTTCTTACAGAATTACGAGCCTCAAATTTTTCGTTTGCCTTAAAATATTCTAAATACGCCTTTACTAATTTGTCTTGAGTGTCTTCCATTATTCTACTACATCTAAATCATTTGCGTAGCTTGTAAAGCCATTTTCTTTTACAACCCGCAGTACGTGATTGACTCTTCCAACTAATTCGTCTTTGTGTGAGATAAGATAAATGTTTTTATCACGCTCTCGACCCATCTTCTTAAGAATACTTAGAGAATTTTCTACGCCTGCTGTATCCATTCCGCTATCAATCAACTCGTCAATAAACAATAAGTTAATATTTTGATATAGACTTTCCCAAACATCTCTAAACGCAAAGCTCATACCTAGTATTAGTCTGTTGCGTTCACCTCTTGACAAGTTATCAAAGTCTAAATCTTGTCCTAGCTGTGTTATTTCAACATTCAAGTCATTCATAAACAGAACCTGATGTGGTAATCCAATTTTATCAAGATAGTACGTAAGCCTATTGTTTAGATAAGCCAAGTTTTGATCAATAATCTTCTTGCGAATAAAACTATCTTTGTTTGTTAATAGTTTTAATAAGAACTCTTGATGTTCTTTGTAATCAGTTAGTTCATTAACTGGTAACCAATCTATTTTTTGTATTGCAGTTTCTTGTAAGTCGTCAATTTGTGCTTCATAAGGATCAGCTTCTTCTTTCTTAGCCTCCCATGCTTGCTTTAAACTGTCAACGTTCTGCCTGTGTGCATATGCTTCTTTAGCTGTTTCATAAAATGTAGTAGGTTTTCCGTTGATGTCGCCTATGTCATCAAGATTTTGAACTACATTAGTAAGTTTATTACCAATCTCTGTTTGATAAGCTAATGCATCATGTAGCTCTTGGCTTTTACGAGTAGCAATTTCTGCTTTTTTGTCTGCATGAAGTTCTTGACCGCAAGTATAACATTTAGCATCTTCTAATTCTGCGATGTCTTTATTGACTTTATCAACAGACTTGTCAGCACGTTGTAATGCAGGTTCCAATGTGCTTAATTCTTTTTTAAGAGCCAAAATAGCATTGTTATGCTCACTCCAATTTTGTAATTTTTCATGAGAATCTAACTCGGAATCAATGTCTAAATGTTCTAATTCGTCTATTCCGTGTTGCAACTTTGTAGTATCTGAAGTACGTTTAGCAACCCATGCTTTTTGTCTACTTAATAATTGTTGTATGCTTTCTTCAATCTTTTCATTTGCCGTTTGGATAGCATTTATTTTTAAAGTTTCTTCTGTAATTGCATCTTTAGTTTGTCGCACTTGATCTTTAAGAGCATCTGCTTTCTCAGTAAGTATTGTAATACCTAGTAGTTGCTCAATTATAGCACGTTGATCGTTTGCTCTCATGCTCAAGAAGGGTTCTGTATAGGTATTGAGTGCAACAATGTGTTTAAACATGTCATGACTCATACCAAGTAGTGCATTTACGTCATCCTGTGTTTGTCTACTGTCACCTTGCGACTCATCTACTAACTTTTCTTGATCATTCATGTAAAACTTAAAGATATTAGGCGAACGACCACGCTCAATACGGTATTGATTACCATCTTTTTCAAATTGTAATGTAACTAACATACCTTTTGAGTTAGTTTTATTGATCAAGTTGTTCTTTTTAATGTTAGTCAGCGCATTACCGTATAATGCATAACTTAGTGCATTAATAATAGTTGTCTTACCAGTACCGTTACGTGAACCGCTATCGTCTCCGCCTTGATCTAAGTTTTCACCTAGCACAAGTGTTAGTTGTTCACCTTCAAAATCTACTGCTTGAGTTTGATTGCCAACACTCATGAAGTTTTTGACAGTTAAATCCTTGATCTTAATCATATTAGTGTTCTAATCCGTTATATATTTGCAATAACTTACTCTTATCATAGTTATTAGTGTCTAGTTCTGCTATTTCGTTACTTACAATTTGATCTACACTTTCAAAAACAGAAATATCTAATTCCGTGGTAATTTCTTCTAGTTGCTTTTGTGGTATTAGTGTAATTTCACGGCACCCGTATTGACTAATAAATGTTTCTTTGATGAAACTTGCTTCTTCATAACTAATAGGCAAGTCTAATGTAACTCGCAAATACATTTTACTTTTAATAAGGGTATCTGCGTTATCAATTAGTTGGCTAAGTGTTACAGTACGATACTTAGGACAGTTAGGCCAGTTAATAAACTCTGGCTCTTTGTGGTTTTCCTTATCAAGTATCATCATACCACGTTCGTCATCGCCAACGTCAGCATAATTATGCGGAAATGCGTTGCCAATGTAGTGTATAGCCCCTTGCTTTTGCCGTTTGTGGAAGTGTCCACTAAAAACATAGTCTTGATGCTTAAAATGCTCAGGCTTTAGGTCACCGTGGTCTGGCATTCTAACTAATGCGTTCATATAAAAGCTAGGAAGTTCAAAATGACCAAACAAATACTTTGTTTTGATGTCTTTCATCTTCTTCCACTCATCGCCAACAAGCCAAGGCACAAGTGCAACGTCATCTTCAATAAGAATTTCGTCTACAAACGTAATACCTGGAATGTGTTTTGCAAATGCTGTACTGTTAACGTCACGTTTGTCTTTATAATACAAATCGTGGTTGCCATCAAAGAAGTAAAACTTCTCAAATGCGGCACCTAGCTTTTCCATGCTTCTAATTGTAGCATCCATAGTTGTAAGGTTAAGTGAATTACGATTATGATGCCAGTCTCCGCAGAAGATGCCAGTCTCGCAACCGGCAGCTTGTGCTTGTTCTATGTACCAATCAATAAATTCTTCGCAATCTTCGTTATGTACACGACTATTGCCCTTTAGCCCAAAATGGATGTCTGTAAACACCGCAGCTTTTTTAAACAAAGAGTATCCTCCATATATACTTGTTAAAGTATATAACATTTTTTAACACTTGTCAACTACTTTTTAGAAAAAGATGTTGCGTCTGCTTCTTCGTTACGCTTTACAGCAGCTTCCCATTCACCTTCGTGTAGTCTTGTATAACTTGGGTTTAAGTCATTCATTTCTAAAATATCGTCTCTAATGTTTTGATTACGTTTTTCAATGTTAATTACACGAACAAAACTGTTAGTAACTGCGGCTGTGTAGTATGCAAATGGGTTTTGTGATTTAGATTCGTCAAACTGTAGTCCGATTTGTGCCAATTGTAGTATTGCTTGACCGCGCATCTCGTCGTTATAAGTATATCCACGAACATTACCGCGTGTAGCATAGCGATCACATAATTTCATCCACATCATAGCAAGGTTATCAGTTGCTTTGCCGTGAGTTTTACTAAAGTTACCGTTTTCCATTCCACCTTCCCAATGGCTTTTACCTACACATTGTAAATTTCCTTCGTCATCAAACTTATAGTGTTGAAATGGCGGAAAATTTAATTTTGTCTTGGTATCTGCGATTGTTTTTGGATTCTTTTTACGACCAGGCTCTTCTGGAATATGGTCAAATGTCATTATACGGAAGATTAATTCTTCTTTTGTAATTTTTCTATAATCAATTTCGCAATCAGCTTGTTTTACTTTTTCACCAGCCATCTTACGTGCTTCGTAGTCGGCTGTGCTTAGGCGTTTTGCTTTGTTGCGCTTTGCTTCCGCGATAGTTCTAATATTAATTTTGTCAACATCTAATAAAATAATATCAAATTGTCCGTATTCTTTGTCTACGTAACTGTTAAATGTATTTTTAGATTTATGTATTTCTTTAAGAATATCCTTGTTATTAAGATAATTTCTTTTCCTCATAGTATCTCCTATTTACAATACTTATTATAATATACTATGTTAATTTTGTCAACTAAATACTATAGGAGATATGTTATTATGATACCTGGATTTAATCAACTTTTAAATGCCGCGGCTTCGGGCGCCACAAGTGCTGTAGTTACTCAAGTGTTTTCTAGCTTAGGCATTGATGTTGAAAGACTTGCAAATCAAAGTTCGGGCGCATCAAGCGATTCAACTAATGCGCTAATTAATGCTTTATTATCATCAGGAGCCGGTTCTGGCGGCATCGGCGCTGCCTTGCGTATGATACAAAACCTACAGCAAGGGCTAGGTTATGGCGCTGCCCCCGAAGAAGCAACATTTACAAAGGCTATTGTTAAAGATGATTATACTACATCTGATACAAAGGATTGGCGCATAAAAATTAGAGGTCCAGCAGAATTAATGACTGGAGAAATTTTACAACCTATTGTAAACACAGAAAATAGCATGTTATTTCCTTTTACTCCTACAGTAATTTTAGGATCAACAGCAAATTATAGTAATATAAACCCAGTTCACACAAATCATCCATTTTATGCATACGAAAATAGTCAAGTGCAAGATATTACAATTACTGGAGAGTTTTTTAGTGAAAACGAAAAAGATGCAAAATATTGGATTGCATGCTTACATTTTTTAAGAACCATGACAAAAATGTATTACGGAAAAAGCGACAATTTAGGAAGTCCGCCACCTGTATGTAGACTTAACGGATACGGAAAACATGTTTTTAATGATATACCTGTGTTAATAAGTAATTTTACAACCGATATGCCAGCTGATGTCGACTACATACAATGCGACATAGGCAACGAAACAACATTTGTCCCAACACAAAGTATTATTACTGTGACTCTAATTCCAAATTACGCAAGATCAACACAGAGTCAATTTAGTTTAGAAAAATTTGCTAAGGGTGGCTTTGTTAATACCGGCGAAGGATTTGTATAATGTCTTTAGAAAAAGTAAAAAATAAAGGACCATATAGTAACACAAACATAAATCCGGCAGGGTTTTTAGATGTTCTAAAACCGAGAGCAGTGCCTGTAGCAGGAGACGATGTGTATTACGAAATAACTCCTGCTTATACATATAGACCAGACCTTTTAGCTCATGACTTATACGGATCAAGAGAACTATGGTGGATTTTTGCACAACGTAATCCTGATATAATTAAAGATTCTGTTTTTGATTTTGTTGCAGGTACTAAAATATATGTTCCGCAAAAAAAGCATTTAAGAGCAATTTTAGGAATTTAAATGACTAAATCTTGGATAGATCCAGATAAAATTACAAATACTGTTGCTTCTAATACTGTAACTGCTGTAACTTCACTAACAAGAAGCAACGGTGTAACTACTGGAGTAGGTACAGCCGCTTCTGTTTACAACTCAGTCGCAACTGCGACTAGTAGAGGCACGGCTGATATATTTAATGACGCAAAAAACGAAGCAACAAGCGCAGCTTTAGGATACGGTTGGCCCGACTATGGCAGTAATCAACCAACAGGGATTGTAGATCAATTTAGACAAGGTGGATTTAATTTCTTACAAGAACAAGGTTCGCTTAAATTAGACAACTTGTTAGGTACGTTTAGTCAAGTTCCTAATGCTCCCCTCTCTAGTGCATTGTCTTCTAGTTTAGATACCCAAGCATTATTTGCAGGATTAGATCAGTCTACAATAGATACTCTTACTGGAGAGATAGCCGGACAGTTAGGAAACTTTTCTAGCCCAGCAGATTTTGTTTTAGATTTTGGTTTTGATAAACTGAATAATATTGTAGGCGGATTTAGTGATATCGAAAACTTTATCACTAAGACTGTAAATGTTATCCCTAAAGATTTTGAATCTATATTAGGCGCAGTTGGATCTCCAGGAGGAGTGTTTGACACATTACGTCAATTTGTTGAGAATATAGAAGATAGATCCGGAATAGACATTATTCCGGGTAACACTCCGTCAAGTAACTTGCAAACAAACGTCCTTAGAGATTTTGACTCTTATAATTACATAATTACTCTAGGCATATTAAATGTAGACCAAGTAAATAATCCTTCAATGTTAAGATTCAATGGAGGATTTGATAAAGTTATAGTGAGATCTGGAGGAGGAGCGTTAGATAAACGACAGCAAATACCGTTAGAAAAAAATGAAGGTATACATGCAGAATATTACATAGATAATCTAAGATCAACTTCTCTTATACAACCAAATACACAAACCGGTGTAGGTATAGGATTAGATATAAGTTTTGAAGTAATTGAACCATATTCAATGGGAAATTTTTTACAAAGTTTAGTTATTGCTGCTGAAGAATTTGGGTTCCCGTCATTTAACGATACTCCGTTCTGTATAAAGATTGAATTTGTTGGCCACAAAGCTCCTAACACTTCTACATCTATGCCTCCGCCAATATATATGCCTATTCAAATATTAGATGTTGCATTTGATGTTAGTGGACAAGGATCTAAATACAGCCTAAGTTGTGTTCCGTATAGTGAAATTGCATTCGGCGATCAAAATGCAGAAACATTGTCTGATATTACTGCAATAGGAACTACGGTTTCTGAGATGTTAAACGGAGTAGATAAGTCTGTTACTTCAACATTAAATCAACGTATAGACAAGTTAGAAGATACAAATACAATACCGGCAGGCGATAGATATGTAATATGCTTTCCTAAAGACCCTACATTAGTAGGAAAAATTGTTTCGGGAGAAATAAGCGTACCAGAAACAACCGTAAGTGCAGTAGAACAAGTTAAAGCTGAAAAAGGTTTAGATAGTGTTAGTACATCTGGCTTAGAAGAAAAACAAAAAACTTTAGACACTGTTGCAGTGACAAGTTCGGGTTCTGGCTTATTTGACAAACTAGATGCTTTTTCAAGAGAAAAAACATTTATGAACGAAATTGGTCTTGATCTAATGTTAACAGATGACGGCGAAGGCGGCACAGGAACAACAGCAGATATGAATGTAGTTCACGACGAGCTAGGAGATACTGTAGATGTCAATAGCCCAGAAGCAGCAGTAACAGAAAAAGCAAGGACTAAGGCGTTCCCATCAGGTATGCGTATAGATGAAATAATTGAAAAAGTTATTGTTGATAGTGAGTACTCTGCAAAAAATGCTGCTGAGTCTCCAGAAAACGGTGTAAGAAAATTTTTTAGAATTAATGCTCATACATATCTAGATCCTAACGCAGAAGCATCTGAAAAATTAGGAAGAGCTCCTAAAATATTTGTTTATATAGTAGTTCCATTTTATGCTGATGATGCAAGTTTTACTGCACCTAACGCTGTTGCTGCTAATCGAGGCGGTATAAGAGCTGCTGCAAAAAAAGAATACAATTATATTTACACTGGAAAAAATGAAGATGTTATTAATTTTGATATAAATTTTAATAATGCATTTCTGCAAGAAGCGTATGCTAATTTTGGTATGAACCAAGCAGCTCGATCATCTGCCGGCAGTGATAGAAAAACTTTCCAAGCAACAGACGGTAATTCTGGATCTTCTCCTAGTACTGCAAAAAGTGATAGAAAAGGTCTAGGCGGCGGCCAAGTTGTAGAAACAACTAAAATGACAATTACAGGAGATAGCAGAACTAGTGATATAAGAAAAAGGATGGCTGAAACATTCCATCATAGATTACTAAATTCTGACGTAGACTTAATTACAGCTGAAATAGAAATATGGGGAGACCCATTTTATCTTCCTAGCCAATCTGGAAACTACATGCCAGAACGTGCACAAGGAACGCCGTCAATGACAGACGAAGGATATC